ATAATTGTCTTCCCGACTGTGCCCCACATGGAAGCACCAAAGTTTTTATGTACTTCATTCCAAAAGTATTTACCTACTTCTGTTGTTATTTCATCTTCAAAATTCATTATCTTCTTCCTCTTCAAAGTCAAGATCTTCAAATGCTTTTGCTAAATCGCTAAATGCCTTGTATGCACCAAAGGCTGCAATAAAGGCAGCAAGCGCAAGTATCGTAATCTTTTTATTTACCATAATTAATCACCTTGAATGCATCGCCTGTTTCTTCATCTATATAGTCCCAATGAAACTCTTCCCAGTATGGCACACCGTTCTCATTATAGTCATCCCATCCAGGACCTTCCATATCTAGATTCCATACATACATAGTTCCCCATCTATCATAGATAGGCCAAAAGGTATTCCATAGAAATAGATTTACCTTATACTTCCAACCTGTGTAAGCGTTTTCTTCCATATAGGAAATATCCAGTATTCCTCTTGATGCAAGATTACCTGCCCAATTAGCAAACCAGCGTAAAGGGCGACGGGATTTATGAACAGCCACAGAACTATCTAAAATAGACCTAGCCTCATTCATACTATCTAATTGATCATAAGGCATATGCCAACACTCCTAGTAGAAATCCTATAATGAAGGAAGCCCCGACCAAGGTAGAGATAAAACGTTTTTCAAGATATCGTTTGATGACAGCCCGTTCTACCTCACGGTCTACCTCATAAATTTCTTCGTCAATATAATATTCACCCATCAAACCAGTATACCCCATTTCGGGCGGGGAGTCAAATAAAGACTACAATTAAAGTAAGTAAAGGTATAAACCACCATATATGCTTAAGCATGTTATTCCTCAAATGAGGTTTGGGATTCTAGCATAGCGTTGATATCTCCATTAAGAGAATCATGGTTTGGGCATACGGGAAAGAGTTGATAGCCAATTGCTTTTATACCCTCGGATTTTTGATCACAGAAATAGCACTTAGCCATAAACGCTAGGTTCTTTTGTCGCATATCGTCCAGTAATTGGACTAGGCGTACATCTTTATACCATTGCGTGTTTTGGCTAGGCATGGACATATCCTTTTACATAGGCACAGGTTTGGCAGATATACATGGTTTGGTTTGGTAAAACCATTTTTGTAAACTTGTGTTGGTCATCATCACAGTAGCGCATATTTCTCCTAATCTTAATGAGCAGTTTTTCTCATACTCAGGAGACTGCTTCCAGTTTCTGTGGATGGGGTGGAGCAAATTTATCAGATCCCCATATGCGGTTTTGTGGTTGCAGGTTACCCTGCTTAACAATTATAGCATAGAAAGTTCTTACTAAAATAAAAATGATATTCCATTCGTGGAGGAAAGTGGAGGAAAGTGGGGAATGGAGCACTTTTTATAGGGGGCTTCGTAATGCCAAACCCCAAACCTTCAAACCCCAAACCTTCTATCCCGATATCCCCGATATGGGCGTATCATACACTAGGATATAGGGTTTGTCAAGTCCTAAATACCGCCCAAAAAATGTAGAAAAACATAACAAAACGTTATAATAATATAACAAAATGTTACAATACCAAACCAAAATATCCAGAAATCTGGGAAAAAATAAATGGGGTTCGTAATGTCTTATATAGTGGGGGATTAGGGATACTTTTCTATACCCGCCCCTGCGGGGCCGCCGCCTGCGGCGGGGTATTTGACAAGGATCGTAATCCCTAGTATACTTATAGTATTGAATCTGGCCTTGCAGCATTTGATTCAATACATTGGGATCTGGTTACCTTTCTGGCCAGGTCCCTTTTTAATGGTTTGAGAGTACTTGACAAAAGATACAAGGTTTGGTATACTCCAAAACTTTCAGCGATTTTTTGAAAAGGGTTCTTAATGTTTTTTTCTGAAATTGGCCGGGAATTTAAAGTAAGTCTTCATAATACCCTATATACAAACCATATAATCGGGATACCTGGTTTGGGGATATTTGGTTTGGGATCGTAATCTTATTTTTGGGGATATTTTGGTTTGTCCGTAATGTCTGGTTTGATATGGTTTAACCGGGCCGCTATTTTTCAGCAGCCTTCATCATTTGGTCCAAGTTCTCAAACCCCGTATCCTGAATACCTAACGCCTCAATAAACAAATCCCAAGTTTCTCCAATGTAGATTTCTGATGTAGGTGTTGGCTCTACCACTTTTGTATTTATAAAATAGGCTAATGGCAAACCCATGTCATTGTATTCTATAAAATCTGTCAGTTGTTCATCTGTGCGATAGTTCATCCACAAATCTGACAAAATCTCACAACGCTTAGAAAAGTCTGTCGTCATAGTATTTTCCTAACTCTCTGTATTCTGCTACTGTCTTATTATACTCTGTTGCTTCTAATACTTCCAATGCCCTCGCATAAACAACATAGGGTTGAGATGTGGCAAGATATTTTCCTACCGCTTCTAAGTCAAGGCTAAAGTCGGAGAGCAGTCTGCCAATGGATACGGCAACCTTCTCCTCCTTGCTAACGCCTAACTTTATTCTACGCATAGTTGCTCCTATTCTACCAAAAAAAGTGGGGGAGAGCAAGTTCTACCCTACCTGCTCTCAACCCCTATGTGAGGTGACCCCAACCTCACTTATTCAGCCTGGTTCACCACACCAGGCCCTCATTTAAACCCTTGTTAGTTCAGTGTGGTAATTGATAAACTGCTCAAATGAATGCGTTCCAGTCTCATCTGTAACAGTCTTATTAACTAAGTCGATTGTGATATCTGGGTGGTCCCCACCATATGCACCATCGCTATTGCTAGCCCATAGGCCAAACCCTGTCTCCTCGCCCCATTGGTCCCCAATCAACTGAGACACAATGATACGGGTAGCATATGAGCCGTCATTCCACCGTGGCTCTGCAGCACGTAGTGCACGAGCAAGGTCTATAAATCTATCATAGCCACCCCAATGGCTGTATAGGTTGACAGATAAATCTTTATCTTGTTTGATAGTGAATACGATTCTGTCTCCCATTATTCGTCATCCCCTTCAAATTGAATAACTACCTTGACAATTCTGCCGTCCTCATTGAATTCAGCATAGACAGGATAGTATCCGTCTCCATAGCCAGTAGTAAAAGCAACAGCAGAGCCATTGCCTAATACTCCATAGCCTTCTTTTAGTGTTACTCCACAAGCACCAAGGTAGCCATACTCGCCTGCCTTTGTTGTGTGTTCATCAAAGTTATCTACTTCAGAGTTCCATGGCTCCCAACTATCTAAATAGCATGGGTCGCCTACCATGGCCTGTCCACTATCAACAGAGAACGAGCCAATGTATGTCAGTTGTTCGGTTTTCATCATTTTCCTTTCTATCGGTGTTTGTGTCTATGGTATCAAAATCCAGCGGTATTGTCAATTGGATCCAGTTAGTCACTATTCTCCCTTGCTGCTATAGCAAATGAAAGAGCATATGATAGGCTGTATAGATGTGCTATAGCGTCTACCTGTCCCTCCCAGTACTTCCGCTCCATAGAATCCATGGCCTCTTCTGTCTCGTCTTCTACCTCTTGTGCAGCCTCTAGTTCCTTTTCAGCCTCAAGCATTAGGACCTTTAGATAGCCGTGTATAATATCCAGCGCTGGTATGCCATAATCGACCTGCCGCTGCAGGTGGTCATCTAATGTCATAGTTGTGTCAATCACAGCATTTCCTCCATTGTCTCTAAAAGGTGGCGGGTAGCAATAATCTGCCCGTTATTAGAAACATCCTCTACCTCTAAATCTCTATACTCATCTGTATCAAACTCAACAGTGTCATCTAATTGCTTTTGTATGTGAGCAGCGTCTTGTTCTAAACTTATTAGATGTAGTTTGGTATATTCTATAAGTTTGGTTTTTCTATTGATGTATTCTGATTCCATTATGCTTCTACCCTTCTGTAGTCAGGAACATGGTTTTCGTCCAAGTATACTTTATGGGTGTCACATTCCGCAACACAGTCAAGGTCTGCTTCACCCATGTAGTGACACGATTCACAAATCTCACCACAACCTTCCTCACAATATTCGAGGGTATTTACTTCATCACAATCTCTACACTTATTCTCATATGATTCTTCCTCTGTAGCAATACCGTTGTTAAAATTAACAGAGCCACCCCAACCTGTTTCTTCCTCATAAGATAGATTCATCTCTAGGCTAGGATATTGTTCTGATAGTTTTGTTATAGCCTCAATAGGTGGAGACCAAGCGGTATTAAACTTATAGCCTAAAACAGTTGTGCTCTCCTCATGTAACTCAGTATCAGGATACTTATCCTCATCATGAATGGCTACATCCCATTTGGTTCCCCAATTACGCACATTCCAGTCATACCAGCAGTTACCCTTGAACATAAGGGCTTCTTCCAGAGGTTGTTTATTGTCTGGTTGTTTTAGGTATTCCTCGTCAGATACACCGTCTTGTGTATGATTGTATATATTATGAAATGCAAATACAGGATTGGAATATTTAGTATCTGATAATTCCATTTTACCTGTAGTCTTGTTCCATGAGTCATGTCTCTGAACAAATGGTTTGTTAAGTTGTCGTTTGATATCTGCAATCAGGGCTTCGTCACCTGATATATCAAGATAGTTGTAACACCAATTTGGCATTGTAGGTCCTTTCTGTCCTATCGTAATCCAATTCTACAAAAAACTGGGGAAATTGTCAACCTATCGTAATGTGAGTTTGGTCACAGTTTGCCCTCTATGTTCTCAGAGTTGCATTCTAGGCACTGTCCCATGGTAGTGTCCATGAATTCTTTATAGACAACATCCACTAGATCTCCTGCAGCATTATACGTGGCCTCGTTGTAACTATCCTCACGATATGAGAATCTAACTATATTATTACAATCTAAACATTTAGGCATTTTCACTCATCTCCCATGGCTCTACATTATATGTTTCACAGATTTGTTCTATGCTGTCTTCAAGGGCATTGAAAAATAAACTTACTTCATTATCATCCATATGTTTAAGCATATTATTAGTTACTTTAAATTCCCATACGATTGCCATTTGTCACTTCCAATATTGTAGGACGGTAGTCATAGTATTATGTAATGCACAATCACAGTCTCCACCATTCATGTTTTCCATGAACTCAAAGTGTGATAGATTATCTTCGTATATAGTTGTAACTAGTTCATCAATAGAATAAAGTCTAGACATTTTTACCCTTTCTGTGGTAGATAAATTCTAGCAAAAAACTGGGAAAAAATCAAGTCCTTCTTAATGAAAAATAAACAATAATATTAGGACAAAACGGACACCCCCGGGCCGCATTTGCGGTGCGTACGAGATTTGAACTCGTGATCTCTACAGTGACAGTGTAGCGAATTTACCAAACTATTCTAACGCACCAAGAAAAAAATTGAGCAGTTTATACTCTTGCTCAGGAGTTGCGATTACTTACGCAATCGCTAGAACATCACGAACAACTTTGAGCAGACGATTTTTTTCTGCTGTAATTGTTGCGTCAAATCCCGAAGCAGCAGCAAGAAGCGACTCGTTATTGTCACCACGACCAGAGCGGTGCCAATCAAGGCGCTCAGTTAGAGCATTGAAAGCACCCCAAGCAGAACCAGCAATCATTCCATTGAACTCGCCTGTGTAAATATCATTGATTGTGTCAATCTTATTTACCCATTTAGTTGTTGCGCCTTTCTTAGCCTCATCAGGCTTAGGATAGGCAGCGAGAACAATATCATTGAACTGTTGCGCTGTAATTTCTTTCTCAATCATAGCCTTAGCCATAATATCGAAAGCGTCCATATAAGCATTAGCAAGACCAAGAGTCTCACGAGCAATTTGAACTTTACCATTAGCGGTTTGAGTGTGGCGAATTTTGAAAGATTGCTTGATAGCATTCTTGCCACGCTTAGAACCTAGAGCAAGGTTTAGAGTGTTAGCGCATACAACACGAACAGGTGTTATTGACGCTTGAATAGCAATAGAGCCGTCGTGTGATGTGTTAATTAGGAGATAGGTTTTAACCTTATCCGCAACACCATTAGGGTCTAATACAGTTTCACGCTCAAGAGCGAGAGAGCCGAATACTACACGACCTCCACGAATTGAGCCAGCAGTTTCCCAACGACCTCCGCCGTCAAGGATATTATCACCGAAAGAGAATAAATCCTCATTCTGTAAAACGTGATAACGCTCACCTACAACACCAAGAACATCTGTCTGTGTGTTATCTGTAGGATTAGTGCGAACTACATATTGATAAGATTTATCAGATGTAAGTGTATTTGGAATTTCAACATCTACCAATCTAACATTCCAATTATTTAGATTAGCAGCAGCAAGCATTTCTGCCGTATTTTTTTCTTCTGTGAAAACTGTGCCTAAGCCGTGCCAAGCAGGTTCTCTAAAAGAAGCGAAAGAAGCAACGCCATTTTGCGTTTCTAATTCGTGTGCCATTTATTTATCCTTTCTATAGATAGTTTTCTCAATCTTATCATAAGCCAATGACAAAATCAAGTTAAGGCTAGAAAATCGGGCAAATCGGACACGCATCGTAAACTTGACAAAAGATCTTTTTGCCCCCCGGGATTTTTGTGGAGCAGTTTTAGGACATGCTCAGGTCCTTGGATAGCCCCCTATCACAAAGTTGTGATGTTATCCACTTCTGCATCTGCGCTTACGTCGTATGCATATGAATCGACATTGACATACAAATCAAGATTATCAATATCAAAATCTTTTAGGTCTGCAAGTGGGATGCTAACAGTTCCTGTGATTGTTGCAGTTGCTTCGAATTCAATATCTCTAGTTGGATTTAATCCAAAGATACTGCAGATATCAGAGACAATTTCCTCTGAATCCATATCAAGATATTCAGGAAGACGATTTTCTAATTGTCCTACCTTATCAGAATATTCTGATAGTCTCTTAGATTTTCTACGGGCTTGTTCTAGGTCCCATTCAATATCGGTTACCTTTACGGTAGGGTATGAGATTGTTTGGTCTGTTGCATCCAAATCAATAACCTTATAGGTTACTAACTGGTTAGGGTTGTAGTGAGCAGGCACTACTGTTTCATTAGTTGTTTCCATTTGTTATATCCTTTCCAATGGCGTCCATTTCTTTAATAGTATCCATCATCTCATTTAATTGTGTTTCTGTCAAGCAGACATGAGTGACGAGGGTAGCGGTAAGTGAGGCAAGATGAGCAGAATACATATAAATCATTTTGATAAACTCATCTTCAGGTAAATCATTTCTATGATTAAAAATAGCAGAGGCTAGTGCCATAGTTTGTTCATCATGGACTGCTTCTTGTGTTGCTTCTTGTAATGCGATAGCGGTTGCTAACATGGGGGTTTCCTTTCTGTTGGTATCTACCAAGTTTAGCAAAAAATGGGGAAAAATACAAATCGTACCGTAAAGCAATTGTGTGATCATTATCACAGGCCCCCGGGGGCATTTTTTTAGAGCAGTTTTACATCGTGCTCAGGATGAAGGTTCTCAAGGGACTTTCGCAGAAAGTTCAATCTAATCTAGTTTTAGATCGCAGTCTGCCGTGAACACAGAGAACAATTTTGTTGTGACGGGCAGGCGCCTTAGTCTGGAACCCGTCACAATTCTATTAGTATGTTTTTACCATAGCAAATCTAGTTTGGTTATTTGCCAAGCGTAGCATAACTTTGGTGACATTGTGACGCATTGGAACAAATTTCTCAATACGACCCGTGATACCTGTTTTGCTTGTGGTGAATAGGTCACCGACTTGGTAAGTATAGCCTCCGAGTGTCATTTGTTTTCCTTTCTGTGAATAACAATTCTAACATTTTTTGGTGGGGGAGTCAAATACCCTCCCCCTATTGCGAATTAGAGATAACGAGCAATAGCGTTGTAGGTGCTAGTGCTAACTACTTCCTCATCTGTCATTTTGAGAATACGAATTGCGTTCTCAATTTCCTCTGTCATTTCCTTATACTGCCAATCGTGATAAGTGTCAAAATCCTTAGTAGGTTCTATTGGTAATTCAATAGCGCCTTTAGGTAAATTGAAATCAACATTTATGTCGCCATTGTAGCGAAGGCTAGCAGATAGGTTTTCTGCCTTGTTGATAGCGGTGAGAGCAAGTTTAGCAACATCTTTAGACCACTTTTCGTGAGCCTTCTTGAACTTTGCCTCGTTGTCTGCTTGGTTTTCCTTGTCCTTCTTTAGTTGGGCAAGTTTGTTTTCTAGCGCCTTGATTACTTTAGTAGTAGCAATCTTGACACTAATAGCCTTTTGGTTTCTAGCCATTTGTGTTTCCTTTCTGTTTGGGGTATCTATCCTAGCATTTCTAGGTAGAAAAGTAAAATTGAGCAGTTTAGCCTTGACATACTCAGGTCAGGTTAGCCTACGCTAAGATTATGCCTTCCAAGTAGTCCAGCGAGTATCACCATTTACATCTAGTTTTACTCTTACTGTTCCATTGGCGTTTGGCACGATTTCCTTGATAGTGCCTGTGACCTTAGACTTTTGTGAAGTGTAAGTATCGCCTACCTTGTATAGTGCTGATTTACGACCTGCCATTTGTTTCTCCTTTTCTAGTGTTTTCATTACTATATTATTATGACATTTTGGGTTGTATTTTGTCAAGTCCAAATACCATAAATCTCATATTTTGAGATTATTCATCTCCCATACCCATAAAGGCTAGGAAAATCATTATTCCTAATAAGGCTATTATTATCTCCATTTATCCCCTTATCTCTTTTTTGCGCTAAATACTATGTCTGCTTTATTATAGACACAGAGAGAACATTTTACACAAGCAGAGCCTTCTTTGTCAATTAGAGGGATAGCCTTTTTATTCTCAGGGCACTTTGCTCCTACCTTGCCAATCATCTCTTTCATATCTGCCTGTCCTATTGCGAAAGTGTCCGCAAGATATGCTAATCTTATTCCTTGACTAGATAGAGTTATCGCTTCTGTTTTGTTATCGCTATCTGTACTAAAATAGAGAGATAGGTTTTCGATACCCTTGAGAATTTGAGCGGCGGCGGGTACACGAGTATAAACCCAGAATTGTATATCTGTATTATTTAGAATAACACTTTTCCACGCTAGTGTATAAGTGTCATTGAAAAAATCTCCGTCCCAGTGGATACGGAATAACTTTTGAGCATTGCGCTTATCGCAATCTTTTCTAAACTCTCCAATCATATCGGAGATAAGGTTTTCCATAGTTTGTTGGTCTGCGTCTTTGAGCAGGTTCCAGTTATGGAGTAGAGTATCCCTTACTCCTTTGTATATTCGTTCAAGTTTTCCTGCGTAGCATACTTTAGAGCATACATCGGTTTGACCAGGGCAGGAATAATCCTTACCAGCAGGCAATCCAAAAGTGTTGGCAATTGTTGGGGTTTTTCCGTTTGGTGATACAGCATTGGCTACCTTTCTATCGTTAGAGCGTTTGAGTTTCATAGGGGTTCCTTTCTAAAATAATAATATCAAAAATCTAGTGTTCTGTCAATTTTTTATGCTTCAATTTTCGGGAATAAATCTTTTTGCTACGTAATGGGGCAGCAGCATTAGATCTACGTAATTCCTGAATACGTCTAATTTCTGACTGCGATTTTTTCCACATAAAATAATCTTATCATAAAAATATCAAAATATCAAATCGGACAAAACGGACACCCCGGGGGGTTTTTATTCTAAAATAAATAATTCAAATTGTTCATCATCAAAAATTTCTAGCGCATCTTTCTCGCCATACTCATCTTCATGAATTAAAATAAATCCTTCTTTAGTTGGTGTGATAGAAATAATTTTGACAATACTATCCGCAATACCAATTAGATCATTTTCTTCTAATTGGTCTGCGTTTAGCACATCAACCATGCGATAATCCATAGTTAGCATTGTAGCCTATTTTATACTTACCCTGCCGTCAGTGTAAAAGTTTTTTGTGAACATTTTACCTGTCGGGTCTGTGAGATTATAGGTTGCGTATTCTTTAGCATCTCCGCTATCTTTACACAAAGCCCAAACACGAGCGGCATCAGTAAAGTCAGCAATTCGGTGAGTATTGTATAACTCTCCGTCATAGTAAGTAGTCAAGACATAGTGGTATTCCATTAGTATTCCTCTCTTTCAATAATCCACGCATCTAGGTGGTGTTGTTCAATAATAGCCCAAGCAGGCGCAGTAGTCAAACCCTTATAGGTTATTCCGTCAGGCATAGGTATTTCCAAATCCCATAGCCCTAGGTCATTTACAGCGTCAATAGCCTCAATACAAGGTGCGACCATTGACTTAGGAACGGGCGGGTAGTGATTAGCCCGTAGGTGGATACCTATCTGAGTTTCAATATCCAAGTGGATACCTAACTCATCAAGCGTTCCGTCTGCCATTTCTGTTGCCATATTGCTTCCCATATTAGTTAGCCTCGCTCGTTGCGAAAATTGACAAATCCTTTTCGGAAAGCAAGCCGTTATCAAAAATAACTTCGCCATCTTCATCTAGGATTAGTCCGTAAGGATTACACTCACAGTCCTCAATATCATAGTCCTCGCCATTAGCGAAACCAATATAACCTTTACCATAGCAAAAATCGCAATTAGCGATAGTGCGTAGTGCGTATTCCAATTTATCCATTTTTATTTCCTTTCTTTCAATACTCTGAGCCTATCAGATAAGACTGACATTTTCAAATCAGACACGCCTTCTACCACGAGGAAGTGTAGTAAAAGGACAATTTGGACATTTCGGGCAGAGCAAATACTCTGTCCAATTTAGCCTTAGTATTCTTTAGGTCTTGCCAATACCATTCATCGATATCTGTACCGCCAAAGAAAAATCCTTCTTGTGGGGGTAACAAATTAGGGTTGCGTTCTACCAAAGCCCTATTCACTAGATCAAGTAGGTCTTTCAATTTCTCATGGGATACATAGTATTCCCCACAATTATCTTCTCCACCTTGAACATTATCTACAAACCATTTGTGTATCTGATTAGCCTTGCGCCAATAAGCACAAGTAACTTCAACATGAACGCCATAGATATCAACGGCAACATCTTTCATTCCTGCCGTTTCAACAATATTATTCCATAGAGGGAATACTGCTTCAGGTGAGTCATAGGATAATTCATCATTATTCTGTAACGCCTGCCAATTTATTTTTTCCACGTATTTCTTAGCGTGGAGATACATATCTAATCCCATTTAGATATTTCCTTTCTGTTTTGATTTTTCCAAATCTTTTTTTTCATTTGCTACAAAGCGTTGTAGGTCTTTTAGATTTTCATCTGTGAGGTAGGTGGAGATAACTCCAAAAGAATATGCGTATTCGCTATAACCTTTTTCTTTTGCGATAGCAATTAGGCTATCAAGTATTTTTGTTCTGTCTAAACTATTCATTAGTTTTCCTTTCTATATTTTCAGGCTTTTAGCCTATCATTTTCTACTGACATTTGTCAAAACGACACGCCGAGTTCGGGAAAAATTTTTTTTGCCTCGTAAATCTGGATAAAAAAATACCGCTGCGTAATGGGTGTGAGAAAAATCACATCATAAACACCCTGTGGATAACCCTGTGGAAAACCCCCCGGGCAATTTTTTATTTGTCAAGATCGACACGCAATTTATTTTTTTATTTTGCTTAGTGATTTATTTGGTAGGCTCACCTTTCGGATTATTTGCTACGCTCACTCACTAAGCGAACTTTATTTATACGAAGTGTTTAGGATTACATCTAATTTCGTGTAGTCTAATCCACTTAGAGATTTGATATTTACCACAAGAGAAGCATTTATGCCACTTTTGGATATTTTCGACGATACCTTTTTCGTCATTTACTTTTAGCACATCTAGGAGAGTATGTGCTTTTTCACATTTACATTTTTTAGTGTTAGTCATTTTTTAACCAACCTTTCTTTTTATCTAATATAAGTATTCTAACAGGGGGGTCTGACATTTTGCGGGAACAAACTAGGGCAAATCGGACATTTTAAAAAACTATTTTTGTGATTTAGACCACACAGGAATAGGTACAAAACGGACATCCCGGGTGGCCCGGGGGCACTTGTTGAAAATTCAACCAATTTAGTTGAAAGTTCAACGAGTGATTTTAGATCAATCCCAATTTATTTTATTTCCTACGAAATTAGTTTCTTTTCTAAATTGTTGATTTTCTTCATTCAATATTCTGTTTTTAATTAAGAGTGCGGCAATTACCGCACCCAATAAGAATTCAATCATGCGTTTATCAATCCTAACTCATCAACGCCACACGCTTTTTCAAAACGGGCTTTGTCAAATCTGTCATTATCAGCGAGAAAGAATTGAGCAAATTCCTCCACTAAATCCTCAAATACTTGTGGGTGAATTTCTCCGCTAAATCCATTTAGAATATTAGCGGTTTCAATATAGTCTTTACGAGTCATCATTAGTTAGCCACCTCATCTAGTAGAATAAAAGCGTGAGTTGCGCCGTCATTTACACGAGCCAATTCATCTAACAATTCATCACGAGTTAATAGTGAAGCGTTGCCAATTAATTCTGTTACTGCCTGAATGTTTAGGTCTGTTACAACCTGCGTAGGAAGTTTAGCAAGTGAGCCTGCGAATGGAGAGTTAGCGTTAATGCGTGAAATAAATTTTACGCCATTAACCACGAATGGATAGTCTTTATAGTCTGTTGTCATTTTAGTTTTTACCTTTCTTGGGTGTTTTAGTTGTTACGACAATTTTAGCGATTTTCTCTAGGTTTGTCAAGCGAGTCGCTTCACGCTCTTTCTTGACTAATTCTTGGAATTCGTGTAGTTTCATTAGTCTGCCACCTTTACAGCGACAGTAGCCCAACGATTTCCGTTGAAGCGAATTGCGTAGGCTTCATAGCCGTCAAGCCAAATATCCTCACGCTTTTCAGCGAAAGTAATTTCGCCGTATTGGTATTTTCTCGCAATAGAGCGAGGGTAGTAAGTTTGACCTACGAGAAGGTCAGCGATAGAGTATGATTTCATTAGTTTTTACCTTTCTTTATAAATCCTATTATTTCATTTTTTAGCGTGAAAGTCAAATCGACACGCCGTTGATTTTTGTGAGGTGGCTCACAGAGGCAAGATGTCCTTGCCATAGTAGCCAACCGCAGACACGATGTTCATCACACCTTTATAGTCTTTACAATTTCCGCAGATGGAGTCCCAACGATCCATAGTGCGTGAGCAGAATACGCAGATGTTATCCTGTAGCGAGAAACCTAGTTTCTCAATTTCGTTTAGTGTAGTCATTTTTTGACCTACCTTTCATTTTGTTATACCGCTAGTCTAGCAGGGGGGACTGACATTTTGACCTGTTTCTCGGGCGTGTCGGAAATCTTTTTTTGTGGGGATTATCACACAATTTCCCACCCCCGAGGTCGGGCGTGTCGGGGCCGGGGTAGCCCGGGGGGTCCAAAATGTCCGATTTCTATGTGACTAACACCACAAAAATACTTTGCGACACGCCGAGCCAAAACTTGATTTTGTCAGTCTATTCTGTTATTATTCTCCTATAAATAAATAAGAGGTATGAGCCTAGCAAATAAACGAGAAATCGGTGAGCCTAGCAAATAAGACCTCAACTACTAGAAAGGTTAGAACATATGTTCGACATTGAAGATAAGATTGACGGATTGCTAGCGGGCGAGGGTGCCTTCTTGGTTGCCCTATCTACCGCCGCTGTTGTGATTGTTATCACATATTTAGCCACGCACTAACGGCGTGTCGCCTTGACTTTTGTCAGGGTACATGATAGGATTCTCCTACAAAATTAAATAAGAAAGTGTCTAAAGAAAGGACAACTAATGATTAAGAAACCTTGTATGCTATGTGGTCAGACCACTCATGTATCTAAGCGGAACATTCCCGCTATGTGTAACGATTGTATAACAACTTTACACAGTGTGAGATAAATCACACAGGGGATACCCCACAGACCCCCCGAAATGTCAGTGGCAGGGTATAGAATAAGATTATCAAAAGAAAGGATAACTAAATGAAAACTCTAAGTTATACAGCCGAAAAGAACGGCGTTGAGGTTGAGGTTCTAAATCGCCTTATGGTTAGTGAATACCAAATAAATGATTTACTAGATAGCCTAGTCGCTAACGGCTACACTATCAACTCTACAACAGTAGAGGACGGAGATTACTCTCCACATTGGCAGGGCTAACGCCTTGTCAGTGCCTACTGATAAGATTATCTAAAGAAAGGAAAACAAATGATAAACAGTATAGAAAGAATAAATTGTGACGAGTGCTACGGACACGGCGTTATCTTTTACGGCGACAATGATGATTACGCCGTTGAACCTTGCGAGTGTATTGGTAGTGAGGTGATTATCTAATGAATTGCCAAATCTGTAAAAAAGATGAAGTTATCTGGTCTGGCGTTGATGCCTTTATGCTAGGTGTTCCGACAGAAGTGGTTTGCTACGATTGCGCTAATACCTATGCGCTAGTGTCAGCCCTAAATGATAAGATACACGGAACAAATGACGCTAAGGCTATCTGGTAATTATGGCTGGATATAGCGTTGAACAACTAAGAAGGCTAGCCCACCTATCCAATGGTGGAACACTAGCCAATTACGATAGAACACATTACGAAAGGAAAACAAATGAAACTAACGATAACAAGTATGGCAGGGAACACCTCAACAATGAACCTACCAACTAAGGAAGATGTCTATTATTTTATTGACCTCTACAAATCCTCACTCAAAAAAAATCAGCGTGTCAAGATTACCTGTGACCTATTAGGAATTGACGGGTATTTACAAGGCACAAAACCAATTAGAGAGGCTGGTGTCTAGTGGATTTTTTATTCTCTCCCTTTGAAACCCTGTTCGATTGGATAGGTTATTTTCTATTGTTTGGCGCTGGTATTATCGCATTACTAACCATAGGTGCGATAGTAGCAATTCCATTAGGGCTAAAGTTATTAGGTGTAGCCTTTGCCAAAACTATTGTTGTTGAAACTTCAAAAGTAGTTAGAGATTTAGGTCTTGACAAAATTAAAGTTGATACAGATAAATTACCAATAGAAAAATTTAGATTGACTAGTGATGATTTAAAAAATGTCATCAAGATAAAACAAGTTAAATAACATGCTCTAGGGCGATCACTTCAAATGTGGTCGCTCTATTTTTTTCTATTTATTTTTTTAAATCTTGCATCATACATCTTAGAAAAATATTCAGATTTTTATGAAATTAGATTTGCCAGAACTTCTTCATATCGGGCAGGGTAGCAGGATTCTTCGTCTTAATTCCTGCTCTACTATATGCAGCCCTAGCGCCAGCATCATTATCTATAGCAAGATCTACAGACCCCTTTAATCTCTCTGCAACTTCAGCCTTATGCTTGTTAGATTCACGGGTAGAATATGGATTCATTATCAATCTAGAGTATTTGACACCTGCTGCTCTTAATGCTCTAACAGTTTCTGCTCTTTGAGAATTTGGCCTACCAGTTACAATAATAATAGATCCAGGCAGGGCATTAACATAATCTATAACTCTACGAATCGGGCGGGTACCGTAACGAAGCAACGTATCATCAATATCTACAATAGTAGCCATAACCCCATTATACCTAATTTGCTATAATGAAAACATGACAAACCCCACATCCTGTATCCACGTATACGAATATGTCTATGCCAAGGTTTGCCCTCACTGTGGGCAACTCACATGCGAACCAGATTTCGAGCGGGAATCAAAATTATTCAAAGAACACTACGACAACGGTAATCACCTTAAATACAAATGCCCAATAGAGGGCGGTACCATAAGAGGCTGGTGGTCTATATAAAATACGCTATAGCGCTCTTAATCCTGCTATTTGGTTTGTTAAACTATTTTGCCTATTTGCAAAAAATCGGCGGGATGTAAAATTACCATTTCCCAATCGGACATTTAGCATGTTCCAACTCTGTCTTTAATCTCATAAAACATCCACATTTCCCACAACGTTCTGTACGAGGTTTAAAAAATTCACATGTCCGACATATGGCTAATCTGCTTTCTTTTAATTCTTCTCCAGACCTTGGCGCATTTGGATTTAATAGATCCCAGGGTTTGACTTCACGTTCTTCATCCATACTAGCCATTATATAGCATATGAGAATATAAAACCAGAACCTTGACGCTAGTCGTATCTTTGATTCGTATTAGTCATTGATGGTTTGTTATTCTTTTTGCGCCCCGCCGAAATACGTGATATAATTTCCACATTATGTCACCACAGGAATGGGCTGGATTCGTTGCAACGATCATAGGAATCGTCGGCTCGGTGGGACTAGTTTTGAGGTGGATCTTGAAAAAATATGTGCAGGAAATAATGGCAGAACTAAAGCCAAACAGTGGATCTTCAATGAAAGATCAAGTAACACGGCTTGAGGATAAAGTCGATAAACTATACGACGCTATTTTGATTCATCTTGAAGATCACGCTAATAAGTAACTATATATTATATATATTATATTCTTTTACTATTTTCTCTCTTAATTAATTATTATACACGCACTAATTATTATTGTCAAGCAAATACCCTCACTTTTTGAAAAAATTTACCTAATCGTTATAAACTTTTATTTATTGTCCTAAATAATGTTAGAATGAACGTGCTGGCCCGTCAGGTTGCTCTCTACCCACCCCCACTGCCCCTGACGGGTTCAGCCTTATTTTTATGATATAATCAAACATTATGACCGAAAAATCCTTTGTTGTTTCTGACACCTATAAATTCGGAGCGAATCCAGCCACTATTCAATGGAATGTTGTTCGTGGCGACACTGCTACGCTAAAGGTTGATTTCTTAGATGATGACGAAGTAACAAAATGGAATATATCTACTTGGGATTTTGAGGCTACTGCTTATGATGCAAGTGGCGATGTATTAGATGAATTATCTGTGACTGCTACTACTGGATCCGTTACTATTACTGCCCCCGCCTCATTGACGGAAAAATGGGGAACTACTTATAAAACCGTTGTGGCAGAA